CGTGACCACGCCCGTGCCGGTGGTCGTCGTGGCAGGAGCCGCACCCGCGCCCCCGCCCAAGACAATCGCACTGGCGGTCAATGCCGCTGAACTCGCCCACGTTGAGGCGCTGGAAAAGTACACCACGCCGCCCGATGTCCCCGCCACCGTCAGCGCAGGGGTCGTCGTGGCGGTGGCGACGGAGATCAACCCGCCCGTGAAGCCGACGGAGGTCACCGTACCCGCGTAGGTTGCGCTCCAAATCGGCGCTCCGCTGGTTACGGCGATCAACACTTGGCCAGTCGTACCTGCTGCCGTAGCGACAGGCGTTGCGCCAGCCCCACCACCATAAACAACGCCGTATTGCGTCAATGCGGCTGAAGACGCCCAAGTTGTGCCGCTAGAGAAATAAGGGATGCCGCCGCTAGTTCCAGCTACTGTGAAGGCAGGTGTGGTAGTTGGATTGGCAACGGTAATGATGCCGCCGGTAAAGCTGACGCTGGTGACAGTGCCAGTTGTAGGCGTTGTCCATGTTGGCACACCCGCGCCTGCGCTTGTCAGCACTTGGCCTGTTGTACCTGCGGCGGTAAAACCGTAGGCTGTACCCGTGCCGTAAGGCACAGCGCCTGCCGTAGGGGTCGCAGAACCATTTGTGCCGCCATTGGCGATAGGCAAAACGCCGCTGACATGGGTTGTCAGGCCAATTTTGCCCCATGATGGCGCGGTATTTACGCCGCCAGAAATTAATGCGTTGCCGGTAGCAACATCAGGTAGTTTGGCTAAAGTGGCGGTTGTATTTGCGTACAGTAAATCACCAACTGCATAAGACGCAAAACCTGTACCGCCATTTGCGGCAATCAATGTACCGGCCAAAACAACCGCGCCTGTGGAGGCCGTTGCGGGAGTCAAACCAGTTGTGCCGCTTGAGAACGACAGCACACCAGTGTTATTAATGACCACATTTCCTGTGGCGCTGGACACCGAAATGCCAGCACCTGCAATGTTTGACAGCACACCAGTATTGGCCAGCGTAATCGTGCCAAGTCCATTGGTCACTGAGATGCCAGCGCCAACGCCCAAAGTGTTTAGGGTATACCCTGCACCGTTACCAATCAGCAGTTGGCCGTTGGTAGGAATAGTACCTAACCCTGTACCGCCGCTAATTACCGGCAAAATGCCTGTTCCGCTGCCTGTAAATGTGTATAAGCTATAAAACCACCGATACCACTCGCGTGACACCGCGCCGGTGCGCGCATCAATAAGCGCTACCCGTGGAGGCGTGATTTGGGTGGCGTTTGGACTGGTGGCCATAGTCAGGCATTGGTCGGGCTAATAATCAATTCAGCCCCCATGATGGCTATTTTGTTAGGGTCAGTGCCTGAAAGCTCATACACACGGTCGCGCAGCTTGAGCGTCATTCCAAGCCTGCGCCAAAAGGTTCGCTGGCCATACGCGCCAATCTTGCCGATCGGTGACCAATGCTCGTTTGACCAAGTGTGACCGCCGTCATCCGACCAGCGCAGCATAACTTGAGGGTCAGAGCCTTGGCCGGTATTTAAGCCAACGCCTGCTTCGCAGTCCAATTGCAGGCTGTGGTGGGCCGTGCGTTTGAGGTTGTTTTGGCCGGTTGGCAACGCTCGCCAGCTCCGTAGCCACTTTTGGACGCCGCCGTTGTCAGCGTACACATCCAAGTCAAACGTGTAAATGTTGCCGTTTTCAAAATCGCCAACAATGATGTTGCCGCCAAAATTACATTGGCAATTGCTGCGGTGCCGCGTAAATTCGCCGTTGTCCCAACCAGCTCGCTCATGCCAGGCTTGAGTAGCCACATCGTAAACCCATGTGGCGTTGCCGCTTGGAAACGTCAGCACATAGAAAGCGTGGCCTTCTTGCTGGTAGGTGTAAGCAATGGCATCTGAAATGTTGCCATACTGGGCAATTGCGTATTCGACCGCATGGGTAGAGATGCGCACACCAGTGTAACCATTAGCACGGTACACAATACCTTGACCACGGGCATCGGTGCCTAGCCAAAACAGGCCATTGTCCATCTTGGCAATGGTGTACGCCGACACGCAACCAATCTCGTTAAAAGCGCCTTGGATGCGGGTCAGGGGAAAGTCAGCCGCGCCGGAGTCATACCAGACTTCGATCGAATCGGTGCCAAACACCCACAGCTCGCGATGGTCAGAAATGATGCCAACTACGCCGTCAGGTGAACCTTCAGCGCTTGCAAAATCCAACGGATTGACCGAAGTGCCGTCAAATAACTGTGATACCCAAATGATTTGGCTGTTGGGTTGATTAAAGACAAAGTAGCCATCAAGGTACGCCACCGTCACGGCACCTGCAAAGTCAGGGTCGGTGATCTGGGCAAATACGTTGGTGACTTCGTTGTAGATGTAGCCGTTAGGGTTGCAAGCCAAAAAGATCTGAGTGCCGTTGTCAGCAATAGACACAGGGCCGGTGCCGGACACGGTGCCTAACAATATGGGTGTGGCCGTCAAACCGGTCAGCTTGTAGAAACCATTGCCAGACACGACGTAAAAATCGCTGCCGTTGGTCTGGTGTGCCCACAAGGCGCGGATTGGGCCTGTGCCCACGGTTTGCAAAAAGTTGAGGCCAGGGGCACGGTTGAGAAAGCCAGGCTCCTTGCCGCCCTCTGGGATGACCTCTGGAAACAGATTGACCATGCGGTTGTCGGCAGCGTTGATACTGCGGGCAACGTAGGCCGACCCAAGAATCGGCGTCTTCATCAGTAGTTCCCAGCGTAAATGTTGAACCGCTGACGCGAGGCCACGATGGCGTAAGGCATCGACATCACGTCATCAGGATTGTTGATGCGCTTCAAGTTGCGCTTGCTGGTCATGGCAATGCGTTGCACTTGGGGGCTTGGCTCCACGCCAAACTCAGGGGCGAATTCCATTGCCAAGTTGTAAGTGAACGCTCGCAAATAGCCTGGCGGAAATAGGATGTCAGTTGCCAAATTAGCAGGCTGATCTAACTCTTGCACACTGATAAAGTGCCATTCCAAGTCCCGCGTGGGCTTGGGATAGACCGTCATTTGAATATTGGGGTATTCCATGTTGATCCACATGACCTGTGGATAAGTGGAAGTAACTGTTTTGACAGCAATACCGTCATACTGTTGCTGGTTGATAAACTTGATGCCAAAAGACACGTTGGTGCCTGGATCGCGGTAGTACGTAGCGTCGTCCAACAAAATAGGGCGAATGCCATCAAAGCCGCCCGCCGCTGCGCCGGTAGGGCCAAGATGGCGTTGAATTTCACCAGCAGGCCAAGTAAATATTTGATCAATCGTGTTAAAAACTGATAATCGCTCAGTGTTCCATGAGTCGATCATTTGGTTTAATGCCGTCAAAGCGTCTTGGGATACTGATGCAGAAGGTGTTTCACCTTCAGCCAATACGCCGAGCAATCTCAATGCTCTATTGATCTGATCGCCAGCGGTATAAGTGGCCATATTACGCTCCTTGTTCTGCCGCCTCTAAACTAGGTCGGCCACGACGACGTTTAACTTCCAGTTCGTTTGCGACAGGAGCCGCCTCAACAGGCGTGTCTAAAGTATATCGCACCCAGCCATTTTTTTCATCAAACTCAGCTTCCATTTCCATGTAAGCTATTTTTTTGCCGTGAATTTCGTGCTTGAGATAGATCATGTGAAGAAGGGGCTGTTTAGACCCCTTGGGTTGGTTTACTGACAGTGGATGATCGCAAAATTGACCACAACAGCTTCAGACAATGTACCGCCTGAAATGTTACGCAATGTAATGCTGACCGTACCAGTACCAAGAGCGTTAGCGAACACGTTGTAAGACCCAGGAGTAGCTTGGCCACCCGAGATAGTCAAAATAATAGTGTCGTTTGAGCTAATGAACGAATTGTTCAAAGTGAACGTCGCATTTGTGGCGGTGGCCAAAGATGCGTTGTTCATTGTGATCTGACCGGCAGACTTGTTTAAGGTCACGGCGGTAGATTTGCTTGTGGCTTGCGTCACAGTACCCTGAGCGTCAGTTGTATATCCCAATTGTTCACTGGACAACACATATTGTGAGCCGATGATGTCTTGGTCTAAAAACGCAACGCCAATTGATTTGGTGTTTGCCATGTTGTTTCCTTTAAAAACGGGGGCCGTAGCCCCCATTCAGGTTTAGCCAGCTACGCGGTAGAACACATATGTAGCAGTGTCGGTTTTACGAACACGCCATGTTGCAGATGTCACTGCGTTAACAGCAGCAACACCAATTAAGGTGCAGCCAGTGTTGGCAGTAACAGTTGCAGCATTGGTTGCACCTGTGTTGATGATTACAAAATCAAAGCAGCTATTCACTTTCATGCTAGGAAATGCAGTGTCAATGTCAGCGCCCAAAGGCACTGTCAAATTAACCGCTGCGCCAGTGTAGGTGATGATGCCAGTAGCCAACTCAGCAGCAGTCAAAGTTGCTGCCGCTGTTTTAGCTGTTGGGGTTACTTGGGTAACCATGTTGATTTCGTTTACGTTGCCGTCACCAAATTGGTAACCGCCTGCGCCGTTAGGTAATGCCATGATGAAATTCCTTTAAAAAAGTTACGAAATGAAGCCCCCGAGGGGGCATTCAATTTAGCCCCACATGCGGCAAGCCATTTGTGGACGAATTGTGCTGTAGCCATACAGAACGTCAATACGGCAAGGCATACGGTCGTTGTTGATGTCGTACTGACGAACAACGCGCAAGCTGATACCGTTATGAACTGCGCGAGCAGCCATATCGACGCCTTGGGGCAGCAAGAGGTCAGCCGTAGCGAACGTGATCGCATCTTTGTGGTAGACCAAGTTTTGAGCGTAAGCAGTGGAAGCAGCACCAACGAAGGTAACGGCTTTGCTGTTTTGCGGCAATGAATCCATTGTGGCCAAAGCGTGTGAGCTTGAGTACATAGGAGCCACAGTCACAGTCCAAGTGCCAGACACAGCAGTGGCATCAGCCAAAGCTACGAATTGGAACAATGAACCAGTGGTTTCACGAGTTTGTGGGTTGACTGCGTAGCAGCTAGCGATAGTGAACACGTCACCAGCTTTGATGGTTGTAGTCACTGAACCTTGAGTCAAAGTCAGAGTAGATGAACCTTCAGTTGTCACAGCAGCGCCAGTGGTTGTAGATGCAGAAGCATCACGTGAACCAGTGGTGAATTGCTTGATTGACTGAGACATGTTGATTTCGTCAAAGCCCAACACGCCAGTGCCCATCATGCCGTTCTTGAACTGCTTGCTGATGGTGTCGGTGGGGTTGAACAAACCTTTCATGCCTTCAACCAAACCAGCGTTAGCGGCGGGGTTGACGGTAGCGTAACGTGGTGACATCACGGCAGCGTTTTCGTTCAATTTCTGCTGGGCTTGCAACAAGACCAAAGAAGTAGAAGGAGTGGTGCCAGGTGTGCCAACAGAGTTACCGATGGTTTTGAACGCATTGGCAACGTCAGCATCAATAGAAGATGCCAACTGGCTGATACGAGGCTTCAACACACGCTCTGCGAAGTCGTCCAATTGCATGGTCAATTCAGCAGAGGTGAAGTTCACGCCGATGTGCTTTTGTGAAGCAACAGACAGGGTGGTGTACTGTTCGTTGTCGTCCTGAACTTGCAGGGCGGCACCGTCGGTCACCAGAGCGCGGTCGGGCAGGCGGATACGCAGGGTAGAACCAATCTTGGCACCTTCAACAGCGAAGCTGTCGTCGTACTGACGGTTCACGTTACGGGTGAGCACCAGGTTGTTCTCGAGGATTTCGAGAGCTTTGCGGGTGATCATGTCGATCGTTAAGATACTATTAGACATGGAAAAAATCCTTCAAAAATTGTTTAGCGGTTGGCTTGCGCTTGCCACTTTTTCATCTGCCGTGCTCTTTCAGCTTCAATCCACTGCGAATCGGTCATGGTCTTGGTAGACCGTGGATCCGTAGTGTCATAGGCTGGGCCCCCAGAGGAGCGAGCTGTGACAGGCGAAATCGGTGCTGGCGCAGACGTGGTTCTTTTTACAGGAGGATCATTGGCCATTTTGGCCTCAATCTTCCCAATTTCTTTGGCTTGCATGATAGGCGCAAGACGAGAGATTCGATCTGCTTCCTTGGGGTTGGCACCGAGGTAGTAAGCTACTTCAGGGCCTATGTCCGAGGCTCGGATCGACTCAGCCATCACGTCTGTAATTGGAAGTTTCGGGTTGTAGGCGACTTGTTCAAAGTCATCGTACTTACTCCGAGCTTCTTCTTCCTTTTCGTGATAGGACTCAAGAATTGCAGATTGCTGCCTTGCTTGTTCTCGTTGGGCAAGCAGTTGTTCGGCTTTCTGGTAGGCCAATGCATCTGCATAGGCTTCAGGGCTTTCAAACTGATCGACTGACGAGATTTCTGCTGGCGCTCTCAGCGTTTGGGCTTCCGCCTGACGTTGAGCCTGCTCTCTTTCCCACTTACGTTGTTCTCTTGCAAGTCGTTTGCCGATTGCTGCATCAAGCTCTTCTTGGGTAAAAACCTTCGATGGCTCTTTTGCTTCTTCAGCGACTTCCGGCGCGTTTACATTTGCTTCAGGAGTGGCCGTCACTTCTGTTGCGGGCGCGGAGTCTACTTCCGCTAAGGATTGTTGGACTTCTTCAGTCATTTTTGAATCTCAAAGATTCCCTGATGATCGCACCAGTACGGTTTTCAGCATTATGCTTGAATTTGGGCCGCTTGGTAAGCAGCAATTACTTCAGCCGTATGCACAGTTGCACAAATTGCTTGCACTTTGGCATCTTCGGCGCTGTAGTCATCGCCTGGCTTGAAGTAGTTACCCTTGACCTGTTCGGCAAAAGGTTGACTATCTTCAGTGACCGTTACCACATAACGCACAGCAACGGTCTGGTCTGCCAACACTTCAATGCGGTCAACAACGGTTTGTTTTTCAAACATCACAATTCCTTTTTATCAGCACGAAAAAGCATCTTTATATTCGTCTAAAGTTTTCAAATGCTCATAGGATTGGGAAATGAAATTTCCACCATTCATGTTAGGCTCAAATTTATAATTCTGAGTTTTTACAACTTCAGATTTATCCTCTGTGTACGTTGTAACAGTACAAAAAAGTTCTGATTTTGACCCGCTAACCGAGTTAACTTTTATGTAAGCATTTGCAATTTGGATATCTTGACCAAACGCTGTAACGGTTATATTTTTAGAAAGTGCCATGATTACCCCCTTATGCCAATGTGTAAGAAATAGAGCCAGTGTTTGTGGATTTTGTGCCTGATGCAGTAAATCCAGCGCCATTTATAGATGTATAAAATTCAATAACGCCAGTAGTTTTTACTCGAGCAAAACCAAGATAGCTTGTGCCTGCATCAATTACCCGAATAAGTAAATCCTTGTCTGTAGCGGGTGCAATTGTTGTTGGTGCGCCAGTCAAAGTTAAGGCTGTTGTATTTGATGTACCGCTAATAGCAGGTATATCTAAAGTCACCAAATTGCCAACAATAGAATACTTAACAGAACCCGTGGGGGATGTGGTCATACCCGTTGCCGTAGCAGTGTAAGAACTATTCACGCCAAAATAATCAGGAAGAGGGCCACTTGCGTTTCTGTTTGCAAATACATACAGATTAGGTCGGTTTACGTTTGTTATTTTTGGTGCGTAATTACTGTAGTTTCCTGAGATAACACCAGCTTCACCTGATCCATTTAAGTAAATAAATTGAGTAAACGCGCAATATCCAGCATTGTTTCCAGTTATGCTAATTCCTGACACTACCCCACCAAAAGCAATGGGAGTTACTGTGCCTGTTGCGGCACCAAAATTACAGCCAGTGATACTTACACCATGAACATAATTTGCGCCAGTTGGGTTAATCTGGAAATCATAAGTCCCAACATTCCCTTCTGTTCTTGAGCCTAATATTGTCAATCCGTTAACACTACCATTTACCAATAAACATGTACTTGTACACGCTTCAAAATTGCAACATTCCAATGTCACGCTGTCTGTTGCGGCAGTGTCACGAATTAAAAATCCGTAGCCCCCCGAAAAAGTACAACCGTTAAACATGTACTGACCGCCACCGCTGAAAGTTTCAAAAACAACAGCAGCATAAGCATTGTTGTAACCAGTGACTTGTTCAAAAGAATTAGAAAAACAATTTGTGCCTTGAATCGAAACACCAATGTATACCTGTTCAAGCCTTACTTGCTTCATCAATACATAAGATACATTTTTCAACCTTACGCCATTAGGAAGATTATTGTCGCAAGTAATTGTTATGTTGCTTATTCCTGATGTATATATGTTGTCAGCCGCAACACAATTCCAATCAAGAATGAATTGTCCCGCAGTCATTCCTACGCCTCTTAAAGTGGCGGTAAATGGCCCATCACCAACAATATTTAACCTACCAGTAATAGTAAGTGGCGATGTGATTTTGTAAACAGTAGCCGCATTGGCCGCTGGAAAATACAGTGTTTGTTTACGGTTGCTTAAATTGATGCAATAGTTAATTGCAGCTTGAATTGCTGCCGTATCGTCTGTTGATCCATCACCGACAGCGCCAAAATCTTTCACATTTATTGGCGCTCCAGTAATCATTGAATAGGATGCTTTTGTTAAACTCATAGAAGCCTCTACATGTTGTATGTAATAGAAAAGAAAATTTGCGCTGATGCAGCTAAAGCACCTGATGAATATATAACAGCACCGCTTAAAACCATTCCAACACTTGCAGTAATTCCATTGTTAACTGCTGTGCCCGTAGCGTAGCCAGTTGAACTAAAAGGTAAATTGGTAAGCATAACGCCACCCGCAGTTGTAGCTACTGAAGTAGTAGAATTAAAAGTACCGCTAACTGTTACTTGTTTACCAATCCTGATGTATCTTCCTGTGGAACTAAATGTGCCAATAACTACAAGACCTGATCCTTGATTTGGTGTAAACGTACCTTCTTCATACCAATTAAGTAATTGGCTTGTCATACCCGCTGCGGGGGTGTTGGCGGTAAAGTTAACGCCTTTAGCCGCTGTATTGGGGATTAAATTTCCTGTTTCTAATTTGTAGTCGCCTGATGCAGTAACGCGTGTACGAATAGTTGGGGCTGTATCAGTTGTTACATCCCTTGTTGCAACTACATAATCACCCTTGCCATTGCTTGTAGAACTAGTGCTGACATAGCCTGCGGCGGCGGCGGCATAAACTAAACCTGTTGTGTTGTATCCAAATGTGACTTGAGAATATTCGCCAACGTTAGTACTGTTATAAATATTTTGAGCAGAATGTGTAAGTTGCCCTAATACTGTTGGCGTAGTCGTAAGACGCAAATTAGCTAAGGCTTTGTTTGTGACTGTAGTTGCAGTTCCTAAGTCTGTTGATCCAGTTGCAGTTAGGTTGGTGAAACTTCCAGGCGATGTACCAGCACCAACAATATTTGCAATAGTTGCTTTAACTGTAGCCCCACTTTGCACAATCGGCACAGTCTCTGACCCCGCCAATGGCGTGGTAGCGGAAGTAAGTGCCGATATTTTGGTGTTAGCCATGGTTAGTTGTACATGACTTCAATAGATGCAGTAGTGGGCGGAGCTTGTGAAAATGTTATCGTTGCACCCGAAACGTCATACGTATTTTTTTGCTGATATACGCCGTTTATATATATAAAAGTAAAGTTTTCGCCTAAAGACGAAGTGCTTAACGTAAAAATAGTAGTTGTGCCGTTACCAGTAAAATTTTGAATTTGGTAACTTGAAGCGCCAGCACCAATTACATTATCGTAAGTGGCAATTAAAACATCTGTGCTGTCTTTTAGTACAAATTTATATGGCGCAACACTTAACCATATTTCGCCACCTGGCACTCGGCCAGCCGAGTCAAAAATAATAGGATTTGTGTGTGCAGTTGCACCTGATGATGATGTATAGGTAGCTTGAGGTGTTGTTGTACCGGCTGCGTATGTGTAAAGTTTTCCTCCAGAAAGAGGAACACCATTGTTGCTAAAAAATTGGGCCGCAACGCCGCCCACGGGGGAGAGATAGACGGCCATGATTAACCTTTATTCGTAAGCAACAGTAAATGCTGCGGAAGTACCGGCAAGCACAATGTACAACCCTTTGTTAAAGAACAGGCCCGCTGGAATATTCAAGTAGGTTGTGCCTGCTGACACGCTAAATGTGTCGACAATCTTAGGGTCGCTGGCGCTTGATGCGCTTGAATCATAAATTGTCAAAGTGCCGCTTGAAGACGCAGATACAAAAATGCCGAACAGCTTGCCAGCACCAACTTTAATTTGTTTGGTCGCGGCTGCTTGTGTGTAATTTGCCATGATGATTCCTTATGCTAAAAATCTGAGCTTGTAGAGGGTACGCAAATAAATCTCAACGATATTATCTATCAATTGCTGAATTGATGAATCAGATTTGTCCACTACATCGTAGCGGCACTTTTCAATTTCATCCAATTGGTTTTGCAAAAAATCAATGATGTTGGACGTTTTGGTAGCTGAATGTAGTGTGATTGGCCCCATCAATCCATGTCGTCCTTGATAGGCTTCAGCAAAATCATCAGCGGCACCAATAATGCGGTCGTAAAAAATATTGAGCGCAATGTGCTTGGAATAGCTACGGGTGTTCAAATGAACGCTATGCGCCACGTCACGGGCCAAAAACAGCATTCCTACGAAATCAGCGGCCTTGTACATCATTGGGGCATTCCTTGTGGTGGTGCATATTCAGCCTGCTCAGGCATCATTTCTTGCTGTTCGCGGCCAGGCATTTCATTGATCATGTTTTGGGATTCCATTGCCGCAGCAACTACGCCCATAGCAATATCTTGGATCTGTTGCTCACTCATGCTGGCTTGCACAGCCGCAATTCGCTTGGTTTCAGCTTCGTAGAACTTGACTTGAGCCTCAAAGTCTTTGCGCTCCATGTCTTGCGCTTCGATGGATTTACCCACGTTTTGAATCATTTGGTGCATTTGTTCCATCTCTTGGCCCATTGCTTGAATCTGCTGTTCAGCAGCTTGCAGCTCTGGTGGCTTGTCGCCGTCTTCCATGAGTTTGGGGTCAATAGTCTTGGCAAACCGCTTGGCCATCTCTTGCGCCCCCGGCCAGTCCATGTTCTTCACAAACAAATCCCCGGCCACAGCCCACAATTGTGGGTTGCCTTGCAGCAACTGAGCCATGGCTTCTAAGGCTTCTTGGCGCTTGGTTGCGTAGCCTGGGCCTGTGGCCACCACCACGTCGTACTTGCCGACATTGGGGTTGTAGATTTTGTCGATCACAATACCCTGTTCATCCGTAATCTTGCGGACTGCTTCAG